CTTATAACTTAAGTTCTAAGAAATATCTGGTAAATACGCTAATGTCTGGTCCTCATTGCTTTTTAAATGCAAATGAGGCTACATCTAGTGTATTGCACGTACCATGGTATTGCAATACCGATGTTGCTAGTTTGGATATTCGTCCTACTGCACCTACTACTGTTACTGCTTTAAGTGAAGGATTACTACCTGGTGATTTTGCTACTTTAGCTTTGATGGTTTTAAATCCTTTATCAGTTTCAGCAACTGCTTCAGTAGCTTTAAATATCACCATAGAAGCTTGTTTTAGTTCTTTAGATATATATGTACCTAGTCCAAAATTTTTCAATTATGATTATCAGGCTCAAGGTTTGCAATCTATAGCTTCTACAGCTATTGATTCTACAACTTCTTATGCTAAGCAAGTTGTAGGAGATGCTATAGATGCAGTTCGCCAAGGCATTAAATATTATACTGGATTACATAATCCTAACGTACCTTTAATTAATAACAGAATGATAGTAACTCATCGTAATTTTCCCAACAACACCACGGGAGATCAATTCTTTGAGAAATTAGATCCCTATCCAGAGATTGATAGAATAATTGATAGACCAATTTTTAATACATCAGTAGATGAAATGTCTATTAAACATATTTTAAGTAAACCTCAATATTTAGGTACTTTTCCAGTTCTTGTAGATGACAGTGTTGGTAAACTAAAATGGTCTCGTCCTATTTCTCCTTTTCAAGGAGGTTTAGCTGCACGTAATGCAGTTGTTAGGATGGCCAATAATATAGAATTATTGCACAGAGTGTCTAGAGCGTGGAGAGGATCGTTAAAAATTCATATACAATCTGTTATGAATAACAAACAGCAAGTAAAATTAAGGTTAATTCAACTTTATAATCCTCCCGCGGAAGTAATGCGAGGAAAACCTGTTTATGATGGTTTACTTAGCGCTCCATCTCATCTGTTAGAATTTACAGGAGGTGGACAAATTCAAACAATCACTTTACCTTATTTGTGTCGAAACCAATTGACTCCTTGTTCTCCTAATATGGATTTGGAAGCATTGTTTCATGGAATGTATTATATTTACGTCGCACAGCCTTTAGTTATATCAACTGATTCTCCTACTGGAGTATCTTTTAATGTATTTATGTCAGGCGGAGATGATTTAACATTTCATGGATATGCCACGGAAGTAGTTGATCAATTTCCTCTGGTTTCAGCAGTAGTACCACCTCCTCCTTTAATTAGTAAAGAGATAATGATTACACAAGGCTTAAACGTCATGAATGAACCCCAGAATGATACAACCTTAGTGGATTATTCTACCTCTGTTAATACAGATCAATCTCATCAAGAAAGATTATTTTCTCCTATTGACCTTAGACCTATTATACGTAGAATGTATCAGATGCCTACATTGGTAGTTGGTATAGGAGTTTCTAAGTTTAATTTGAATACATATATTG